TTTCATCCGGGGCGTCGGATGAAGAAGCAAGCGATCATCAAATTGAACATGGAGCGACCGGATCTGACTGTGGCGCAGGTCGCGCAGCGGTTGCTCTGTCATCCTCGTTATGTCTGCCGCATTGGACACGAATGCGGGCTTGTCTTTGCCTCTCCGGCGATCCGGGAGGCTGCGTGATGTTGGAATGTGGGGTGCGTTCATGTCGGAAAGAGTGCTCGATGATCGTTGGGAGAGCGATGAGAACATTCCCAAAAGTCTTGGGAGGGGAGTTTCGATGGAAATCATCGCGGCCCTTCATGAGCTTTCTGGGCCATCGGAACGCGGCGACAAGATCAAGCGCGCGATTGAATTAGCTGCGAAGCGCGCCAGGCTGTCTTACTGGCGCACGTTCGATCTTTGGTACGGGAAGGCCCGCCGCGTCGAGTCATTCGAGGTTGCGGCGATCAATGAAGCTCTCGACAAAAAACGGAAAGAGGCGGCGCGCAATGAACTGGCGGAATTGCGAACCAGGATCACGAGATTGGAATCGCTGTTACGGCAGATCGATCCGGACTTTCATGGCCCGTCGATTGATTTTAGCCGGGATCAGCTTCGCAAGATGGACTGAGAGAACGGCGCTGCGATTGGCGCCGTGGATGGTTTAGAGAGTTTGTTAACTATGGGCCTTTTTGGGGAAACCATTCTTGACCGCATGAAGCCGAGAAATCGGTGGGTTGGCCTGCGCCACTACTGGAAAGCGCGGTGGCGCCGGCAAGCGGGCCTCGGTCAGTGGGGATTTGCTAAGCGCATCGGCCATAAGCCCCGAACCGAGCACCAGCGCGGATGGATGCCTGGGCGCTGGCGTTTGGATGGGATGCAGGCTCCTCGGCGAGTGGTCAACCCGGCGGTTCGGTTTTTTCCAATCAACCGCGCGGTCGTAGAAATTCAGAAGAAACGAAAGTGGAGACGACCTCTCCTGCCTTGGGAGAGGCGAGATCGAAAACGCGCAAAGAATTAATCACCCAGCGTAACGCCGAGCGTAACAAGCGGCGAGTAAGCAACCAGCGTTGAACAAGCACCCGCCAGCATTATGGGGACTGGCGATGGAAGAATCCGATCTAATTACTCATGTTGCCATGTCGCTGTCAGCGCTGGCGGCGCTGGCTCTATTGGTCGGTGTCCTATGGTTTCCGGCCGACCAATGACAGAGCCACGAATTGCATTGCCGGTAGCCCTGCCGGTGAAGCCGGAGAACTTTGCCTATCTGAAACTCGTGGCGGATCGCAGCAATCCACCCGTGTCGCCGGCTGTCGTGTTGAACGAGATCCTCCGTAAGGAACGGGAAGGTAGATCATGATTGAGAAGCGAAAGAAAGAAAAGCCTCTCGGCAAGCGCGTTCAGTCCCTCTTGGATCAATTGAACCGAGGACAGACAATCATCAAGCAACTTCCTCGCGATCCGACTGAGAAGGTGCATTTCTTCTATCATCCAAGCAGCAAGATTGTCCCGCCAAAAACTTTCGAGAAAGCTTTAGGCCTCGGACTCGTGAAGCCGAGCGGTGACGGTCTGTTTGGTGACGACACATCCCAGACGTGGATTTCGGCATGAGCGCTTCGACCAAGCTCGCAGCCGCCCTCCGCTTCATGGAAATGGCGGCCGACAAGAAAAAATTGGATCAGGCTCGCACCGCATTCCAGCAAGCGCATGGCGCCGATCTCATCTCCATCTACCGGGAGGCGGAGCGCTCTTTGGAGAAGGGTGCATGACCGTCAGCATCGATCTTCCCACGCCTCCCACCGTCAACAATCTCTTCGGCAACAACAAGTATGGCGGCCGCTACACCATACCGAAATATGCCGAGTGGCAGAGGGATGCCGGGTGGACATTGATCCACAAAAAGCCGCCGCGCGTCATCGGCCCGGTGACAATCCGAATCCTGCTCAACAGCAAGGTCCGCGGCGATCCGGACAACTATTCCAAGGCGCTCCTGGATTTGTGCGTCAAGCACAAGATCATTGAAGGGGATGGGCCAACCATCGTCCGCAGCGTGAACATCTCCCTATCGTCGGATCTGAACAAGGGCGTCCGCGTGATTATCGAGCCGGTCAAGGAGGCAGCATGAACGTGTGGACGCCACAGAAGATCGAGAGGCTTCGCGAGCTATGGCCGGACCCCAGGTTGACTACGGAGGACATCGGAAGAGAGCTTGGCGGCCTTACAAAGGGGGCCGTACTCGGCAAGGCGCATCGCCTTGATCTCGGCTACAAGCCCTCCAATCATCCGAACATGCGGTACGGCCGGCCGCCGAAGGCTCGCACCCCGCGCCCCCAGAAACCCAAGTTCAATTTCGGTAGCGTCTGGGGCCCGTCTCCGAAGGCAGAGAGCGATGCGTTCGTTCCGAGGGCTGCGGATATCGTCTCGCTACAGAAAACCATTCTGGAGCTTCGGGAAGGCGATTGCCGATGGCCTGAAGGGGATGGGCCGTTCACCTTCTGCGGGCATCCGGCGGTGCGCGACAAATCCTATTGCGCCAGCCATTGCCAAATCGGTTTCATGAGGGAGAGGCGCCGCGCTCCGAACAAGGGGGCCACGAGGCAAAGCCCCCGCGCCACCAACATGACCGAATGGATGGCGGAGGAAATGGCGTGAGCGATCCGTTTCTGGAAAGCAGAGAGTGGCTGGATCTGCGGTATCGTATGCTGAACAAGCATAAGGGATGCTGCCAGCTTTGCGGCAATCGTGCGTCCGAAGGAAATCCGATCCAGGTCGACCATATCAAGCCGCGTTCGAAATATCCGCAATTGGCCCTGACGGAATCGAATCTTCAGGTGCTCTGCCGGCGCTGCAATCTGGGAAAAAGCAACAAGGATGAAACCGATTGGGGGTTAATCCCGTCCGATCAGTTCCAGATTTTGGAAAGCGCAGAGCCCGCGCTGAAGGCAAAGCTACAGCAGTTAGGGTGGCTCAAAATCAACGGCACCGACAAGTTCATGAAGAGGGAAGCCGAGCGCCAATACAAGGAAATTTGGCGCGATCTCGAAGCGCGTTGGCGAAATAAGCGAGGGTGAAGCTATGAGGCTGACACCGAAAAATTGGTCGTCGTTCCAACACTATAAGGACCGCGCTCCAGTGTGGATAAAACTTCATCGCAGCCTTCTGGACGACTTCGCATACAGCCGCTTGCCGGTCGCTAGCAGGGCGCTAGCGCCGTTGCTTTGGCTGCTAGCAAGCGAATACAGCGACGGTGTGATTGATACGAACACCGATGAATTGGCATTTCGCCTTCGCATGAAGGAGAGTGATCTAGTTGCCGCGCTTAACCCATTGATAGATGCGGGATTTTTTACTTCTGATAGCGATACGCTAGCAAGCCGCAAGCAGGATGCTTGCCTAGAGAAGAGAAGAGAAGAGACAGAGAAAGAGAAGAATATTCGGGCGGTCGCTGAAGCGACGCGCCCCGATCCTGAGTTCGATGAGTTCAAAAAAGCCTACCCCAAACGGAAGGGGGCGAACCCTTGGCTTCCAGCGAAAAAGATTTTTGATGCCGAGCGGAAGAAGGGCGTCGAGGTCTCGCGAATAATCGCGGCGCTTCGTGCGGGTGTTGGGTTTGATCGCGAGAAAATCGGGACGGAATACATCCCCCAGGCGGTGAAATGGCTACGCGACCGCAGATGGGAGGATCTCCAATCGCAAGTCCCTGAAGCGCTCAAGGCACCGATTGAGCCAGACGAAAACGCACTGCGATTTTTCAAACAGGTTGGACGGTGGCACCGCGATTACGGGCCTGAGCCCGGACAGAGAGGTTGCCGCGTTCCGGCCGAATTGTTGGCGGCATACGGCTACAGCGTTTCACGAGAAACAGGGGAAGCGGCATGAACAATGATTTCTATTTGAATTGGGTTTCAAGCTCACGAACAACAAATTTTACGCCTGACGAGAACTATAAATTAATTCCTCCGCTGCCGAAGGATGGAGGCAGCAAGCGGGGCATTCAGTGCGGTGAGTGTGGCGTCAAATTCGATTACGGCATGGGCTATGGCTATTGCTGCATGAACAACAATTGTCCGTTGAAGATCGGACGCTAAGGGAAGCGGCATGACCGCACTAGGGATCATGACTCGGAATAGCAAATCAGGGGGCCAGAAAATCCATGACCGCATGTCGGAAGACCTGCCGATCAACGCAAAAATTGCGGAAGCCATTATCCCGGACCCTTACAGCACAACGGGCGAAAAGCTGCGGGTTATTCGCTCAGTTCGTGACGATGTTCTGGGGCATCTCCATGCCCGCAAGGAAATCGACGATGCGCAGCTTGAGGCCGGCCGGAAATACGAGCGCTATGCCGAACAATCCCAGATCGGCAGCGTGAAGGCGATGGACCCCACGAAAGAGCCTGTAGACGGCGGCGGGGGAATCCGGGACGCGATTACCGATCGGCAGATCGCCGCGGTACGGGAATTGAACGAGGCGGATCGTGTGCTCGGCAGACGGCCAGCAATGGTCATGCGGGCGGTCCTGGTAGACCGGAAGCGATTCCGGGAGGTCGGAGGCGAGAAGGAAGGCGATATTGCTCATATCCGCCTGACCTTCAAGGAAGGCTTGGAGGAATTGGCCGTGTTTTGGTGCTATTCGAAGATCAAGCTATCCGAAGACGAGCTTCGGGAGAGCGGGAGGATCAAGTGAAAGCGCGAAGGAGAAGCTATATCCGATCAACAGATCGAAGGCGTATGATTGAAATAGACAGGTATGTGTTTTGCAATTTGCGCGCTGCGCGCAGATTGGGATTGGTGGCGTTATCAAAACAAAAAATGACTCGCGAGCTGAAAAAATTTGACACTCGCGAGCAAATCACATCAGATTCCCCAGTCTGGCAAAATAGCCAGTGAGTGTAGCAGACCCGCCCGGGAAATCGCGGCGGGTTTTTGTTTGAAAAACAATCAAAACAATCAAAGGAAATCAAACGCGATGCGCGGCGGAAGGCGCGATGGCGCAGGCAGGAAGCCTGGCGTTGCCAATCAGCGCACAGCGGAGCTTGTGGCGGCAGTGGAGGCCAGCGGCATCACGCCATTGGATTACATGCTGCAGGTGCTTCGTGACGATGGAAATGACCGGGCTACGAGGCTTGACGCTGCAAAGGCGGCGGCGCCTTACGTCCACGCCAAATTGGCGAATGTGACGGCTGAAGTGTCGGGCAAGGACGGCGGCCCGATCGTGTTTACTTGGCAACCGTCGTAATCCCTTACGCGCCTCGTAAGGTCTTCTGGGATTATCACAGACGAAAGCAGAGATGGGCGGCGCTCGTAGCGCATCGCCGGTGCGGCAAGACGGTCGCCTGCATCAACGATATCATCGCTCGGGGCCTGCAGCTTACGCTGCCTCATGGCCGCTATGCCTATGTCGCGCCGTTCCTCGCCCAGGCAAAGGAAGTGGCGTGGGAGTATCTGAAGCGGTTTGCGTTGCCGGCGACCAAGGACAAGAACGAAGCCGAGCTTTGGGTGGAGCTTCTGAATGGCGCACGCATCCGCATTCATGGGGCAGACAACCCTGACCGTTTGCGTGGAGCATATCTCGACGGGGTCATTCTCGACGAATACGCCGACATGCGGCCATCCGTCTGGGGAGAAGTCATTCGCCCGATGCTTGCTGATCGGCAGGGATGGGCGACTTTCATTGGGACACCTAAGGGCCGGAACGAATTCTTCCACATCTACGAGCGAGCGGCCGAAGACGGCTGGTTTCGCTCAATGCTTCGCGCGTCTCAAACAGGCATTCTCCCGCAATCGGAGCTAGACGAAGCCCGGCGCGACATGACGCCGGAGCAATACGAGCAGGAATTTGAGTGTTCGTTCGATGCGGCCATTCTCGGTGCCTACTACGGCAAGGAGATGGCTCAGGCAGATCGGGACGAACGGATTGTCGACTTCGACCACGACCCTGATTTGCCGGTTCACACCGCATGGGATCTTGGCAAGGGCGCCAACATGGCGGTCTGGATGTTCCAGATCGTTGCGGATGAGATCGGCGTTATCGACCATATCGAGGGCGCGCACAGCCAGACGATCCCCGACATCGTTCGGCTGCTGAAGGGCAGGGATTATCAGTGGGGCGATGATTGGGTGCCCCACGACGCCAAGGTGAAAGAGCTTGGCACCGGGCGCACCCGTGTCGAGACGCTGATCAATCTGGGGCGCAAGCCTCGGCTGGTTCCCGATCACCAGGTCATGGACGGGATCAACGCCGGCCGGTTGCTGATGAGCCGTTGCTGGTTCCACAAGACGCGTTGTTCGGATGGCATCGAAGCGCTGCGGCAATACCGCGCTGATTTCGATGAAAAGCTGAAGACGTTCAAGAACGAGCCGCGGCACGATTGGGCGAGCCACAGCGCGGATGCGTTTCGATATCTGGCCATGGCGTATCGCCAGATTGAGCCAGTGATCCCGAAGCCTAGACCGAAAGGCCTTGTGGTTGCCGGCGGATCGCCCCCGCCTGGCTGGGAAATGCCGACCTACGCGGATGTGATCAAGGCGCAGGCGGATGAGCCGCGCAGGCGAGAGAGAATCTGATGGCCAATCTGAATAATCCAGTGAACGTGCTGTACCAAGACAGCACGACCGGTCAGCCTGTGGAAGTCACGCAGGCGACGCCTCTGCCCGTCACCACGACGGCTACGGGCGGCGGCATTGCGATCAAGGGCAATCCGGTCACGTACACCAATCGCTCGAGCACGATCACGTCGGGCGGCGTTGCGCAGACCTTGATGGCGGCGAATGCGAGCCGCAATGGCTTCCTGATTCAGAATGTCTCAAGCGGCGACTTGTGGATTTCCTCGCTTGGCACCGCGGCGGCATCGCAGCCCAGCATCCAGCTTCCTCCGATGGCCTATTACGAGCCACCGCTGAACGGTGTACCGGTGGCGGCCATCTCGATTTATGGCGCGACGACCGGTCAGGCCTTCAGCGCGAGGGAGTGGTAAATGCCGATCGCTTACTCGCCTCGCTGGCATTCGACCGTCCTTACCTCGACGGGAAGCTACACGCCGAAGTCGGATACCGTTTGGATTGACGCAGTTGCGCCTGGCGGCGGCGGGGGTGGCGGTGGCACTACCGGGGGAAATGCTGGCGGCGGCGGCGGCGGTTGCGGGCAAGCGGTCATTAATATGCCGTTGGCGGTTACGCCTGGGTCGGCTCTGACAATCACGATCGGATCGGTTGGATCGGCGGGGGCTGCGGCCGGCAATGGGGGCAACGGCGGCTCGGTTTCGATTTCTGGATCTGCCGTTCCGTTCCCCACTCTTACGGGAGGAATCGGCGGGACCGGCACCGCTGGCACCACGGGCGGCACTGGCGGCGCTGGCGGCGGACTGTCCGGTTCGAACTTTTCGGGCACTGGCGGCGCTGCCGCGACGGCAGGGGGCACCGTGGGTGCTGCTGCTGATGCGACGTTCTGGCGGCTTGGGTCAGGCGGCGGCGGCGGCGGCTCGACGGCTTCTACGGGCGCGAATGGTGGTGCAGCGGGACCGTTTCCGTATACGACGAGCCCGACCGGGAACGCATCGGGCGGCAACGGGTCGAATTCCCCTTATGGCAATCACGGGCTTGGCGGCAATGGCACGAGTCCGGCGGCCGGGGCTGCGCCGACCATCGGTTATGGTGGCGGTGGCGGTGGTGGTGGGCCGGGCCAAGTTGGCGGTGCTGGCGGCGGGGGCTTCGTGACGGTCCGCGAGTTCTACTGACGTGGCCGAAACTACCTCTGAAGCCCAAGAGGCTGCAGAATTCACGCAATACTGGTTGGACCAGCTCGACGCCTATAATCAGGAATATCAGCGGTGGGAAAAACGATGCGAGCGCATCGTCAAGCGCTATCGGGATGAGCGGCAGGAAAAGTCAGACGGCTCGCCAGACTACGCATTCAAGTTCAACGCACTGTGGTCCAACGTCCAGACCCTAAGTCCTGCGGTCTACAAAAAGGCGCCGCAACCGATCGTCGAGCGGCGCTATCTCGATAAGGATCCGGTGGCGCGTTACGCCAGCATGATCCTGGAACGGGCCCTTGAGGTCACGATCCAGGAATGCCACTTTCACCCGTCCACGCAGCGCTCGGTTCTGGATTATCTGCTGACCGCGCGCGGTGTGTTGTGGAACCGGTATGAGCCGACCTATGGCGAGCCGGAAGACCTTGGCGAGACAGCCGAGGATGACGAAAGCACGGATGAGCCGGTTGAAGAACGGGAAGGCGGGGACGGCAAGCCGACCGAAGCCGCGCGCCCGGTCACTTGGGAAAAGGTCTATCAGGACTTCGTAAGCTATCGGAATTTCCGGCATTCTCCCGCGCCGATCTGGGAGGAGGTGTGGTGGGTCGCCAAGCGCGAATTCATGACGCACCGGGAGTTGCGCACGCGGTTTAGCAAAGCGACGGATCCGACCACGGGCGAAAAGCTCGCAGATATCGTTCCGCTGAAAGATCAGACCTTCAAGGATTGGTCGGACGGCGGCAAGGAAAAGCCGCGCAAGGCGACGAAGACTGCGGAAGTTTGGGAAATCTGGGACAAGACCAATCAAGAGGTCGTGTTCATCTGCCCAGACTATCCGCAAGCCGTCTTGGAACGCACGCCGGACCCGCTGCACCTGCAAGGCTTCTGGCCCTGCGGCAAGCCGCTATATGCGACGAGCACGAACGATACGCTGGTCCCGGTCCCGGACTATATCGAGTATCAGGACCAGGCGGAGGAACTGGACAATCTCGCGGCGCGCATCAAGGCGCTGACCGACGCGGTTCGGGTCAATGGCGTTTATGACGCCAGCATTCCGGAGCTGAAGCGCATTCTTCAGGAGGGCGCGGACAACCGGCTTATTGGCGTTGCGAAATGGGGTGAGCTTTCGGCCAAGGGCGGCTTGGAAGGGGCGATTGACTTCATCCCCCTCAAGGACATTGTTGAGGCGCTAGTCAAGCTTCAGGAATCGTTCGAAGTCACCAAACGCCGGATGGATGAGATCACCGGGATCTCCGACATCGTCCGAGGTCAATCGAGTGGCGCGACCAAGACGGCGACGGAACAGCGGATCAAGGGCCAGTTTGCCACGCTGAGGCTCGAGGATCGGCAAGCGGAGGTCGCGCGGTTCTGTCGGGATAATCTCGCCATCGCCGCGGAAATCATCTCGGAACAATTCTCGCCAGAAATCCTGGCTGAAATGACCGGCGTGCTGGAATTTATCAAGGAGGAGGTGAACAACAAGACGCCGCCGGTGCAGCCGCCCGCGCCCCAGCCTGGCATGCAGCCAATGCCGCCTGACCCGATGATGATGCAGCAGCTTGAGCAGCAGCGGGAAATGCAAATCGAGCAGACGGCCGCGGCGATCTTCAAGCAGGCTGTCGAATTGTTACGCAACGACAAGATGCGCACCTTCCGGATCGATATCGAGACGGATTCCACGGTTGCGATCGATCGGCAGGCTGAGAAGGAAGCCGTGGTTGAGTTGTTTACGGCGCTGGGCGGGTTCTTGGAGAAGGCAGCCTTGATTGGGCAGCAGGAGCCGCTGTTTGTGCCGGCGCTCGGTCAGTCGCTGATGTTCTTTTTCCGCCGGTTCGGAGCGGGGCGGGATGTCGAAGGGGCTTGGGAGCAAGCCATCGACAAGGTCACGCTCAAGGTCAAGCAGATGGAAGGCAAGCCGTCGCCTCCGTCCGAGGAAGAAATCAAGGCGCAGACCGAACAGAAAAAGCAGGAGATGGAAAGCCAGCGCCAGCAGCAGCAGGCGCAGATTGACCAGCGCAAAGCTGAATTTGAAATGCAGGTCAAGGAACGCGAGGCGCAGATTAAAGAGCGCGAGATGGTCATGAACCTGGAATTCCAGGAGCGCGAATTAGCCATGAAAGAGCGCGAGATGCAGATGGACGCCGCGTTCAAGGCGCAGTCTGCGCAGCAGGACATGGCCTTGAAGGAACGCCAGACCGAGATTGAAGCCGGCGCTATGGAGCGCAAGGCGGAAATCGAAGCGGATTCGCTGGAAAAGCAGTCCGTGATGGCGGAGGCCGAACACGAGCGCTCTATGGAGGCCGGCGACCGCAAGCACGAACTTGCGATGGAAGCGGCCGAAGTGAAGGCGCGGCAAGCTAAACAGACACCGAAGACCAAATGAAAATTTGGGAAGAAATCGGCGTCGAGGAGCCCCGTTACAAGCGATGGGCTTCCGGCGGAATTGACCCTGAGGTTACGGCGCTCGTGAAAGAATGGGATCTGAAGCATAATCCCAAGCAGTCAAAGAAGAATGACCCGAAAAGAAATTGAGAAGATCCTGCGCGCCATCGCAGTGCAGCGCGGGCTCGAGCTTCGGTTTCCTCTTCCGGTGTTTGGCACGAAGGATTACGGCGCGCGCTATCAATACCTGGCGGGTAGCTGCGGCAACCTGGTCCCGAAGGCGACCTTTTCGGTCAGTGAAGGCGATGACGATTCAACGGTGCGAGCGAAGGCCGCAACCGCAGCAGATGCTTTGCACATGAAGATCCTGGTCGGATGGAACAAGATCGATTCCGTACCCGTGTTGGACATGAAAAATGAAGCCGCCGAAAAGCTGGGATGAATACCCGTTGGTGCAGCGCATCGGTCATCCCCTTGCCGACAAGCAAGGGTTCGTCCCGAAGCGCTACCTGCATGAGCAAACCAATTCAGTGCATGTGATCAGCGATGATCTTGGCGGCCATCTTGAACATCATGGCTATTCCGATGGGCGACAGACGGACAGCAAGTCCGTGTTCCGGCGATGGACCAAGGAAGCGGGGCTTGTGGAAAAGGGTAACGACCGCAATCACGCGCCGCGCCAGCAGGGAGCGGAACTGAAGGAAGTCATTCGCGACGTGGCCTATGCCACGGAGATGGTGAAGAACGGTTATCGGCCTCAAATCCGATATTTCGAGGAATAGAAGGATCATCCCTTGGATAATCAGGAAGTGGAAACTGTGGACGCTCAAACGTCCGCAGCAAGCGAACCTGTCTCTCATCGCGACGATGTTCATAACGATGTCGCTGCGGCCATTGCCAAGCTGAAAACCGAAGCGGCAGAGCCGAAGGACGATACCGAACCGGTCAAGGACGATCACCCGGAGCCTGTCGTAGAACGGCAGCGTGGTCCGGATGGGAAATTCGTAAAAGCGGAAGCTGCGCCTGAGAAGGCTGCGCCCGAACCAGAGACTAGCGCCCCCGACGCGGAACCGAAGCCAATCGCACAGCCATCAACGGCTGCTGTAGAAGCTCCCAGCCGATGGGCGCCTGACGCAAAGGTCCTGTTCAAAGACCTTCCCCCCGCTGTTCAAGCAGCGGTCGCTAAGGCGGAAGCGGAAATGAACGAAGGCGGGCGTCAGTGGTCGGAACAGAAGCGACGTTACGAGCAAGTCTTGTCCCCGCTGGTACAGGAGACGCAACGGCTCGGCATTTCGCCGGAGCAGGGCCTCAACTCCCTATTGTCCGCGCATCGGATGCTGAATCAGAACCCTGCTGCTGCCATCGCACAACTCGCTCAACAGTACGGCGTCGATCTTCAAAACCTCGCATCAAACCCGCCTGCGCCTCAATCGCAGCCGCAATACGATCCGACGGTTCTGCAACTCACTCAAACGGTGTCCGCTCTCGAAGGCCGGCTTTCCGGCTTTCTGCAAAGCCAGACCGAAAACGTGGTGAACCAGTTCGCTCAATCGAATCCCCATTGGGACGCGGTGGAAGCGGACTTGCTCAACATCGTTCCGATCATGCAGCAGATGAATCCCCATTTGCCGCCGGCTGAAATCCTGCAGAAGGCCTATGACCAGGCGATCTGGACCAATCCAGCCGTCCGGGAAAAGTTGCTTTCGGAGCAACAGGCAAAATCGCAGAAGGCTCAAACCGATGCGATTGCCGAAAAGGCAGCAAAGGCCGGCAAGGCCGCTGTTTCCATCAAGGGGTCTTCCAATGGCGCTTCGGCACAACCGAAGCAACAGCAGGCCCCGGCGGATGAGACACCTTACGACACGGTTCGCAGAACTCTGAGGGAATTGCGGCAGGCGATGTAAGCGCCGGCATTTCAACAGGACCTAGACAATGGCAACGCCGAATCCGTCTATCGACGATATCGTTGCGACCACGATTGAAAACCGCTCCAAGAAGGCGGCGGACAACGTGACCCGCAACATGGCTCTCCTCTCGCAGCTTCGCGAGAAGGGCAACACTCGCTCCTATGTTCCCATCGATGGTGGCACCACCATCTGGCAGGAACTGGAATACGCGCTCAACGGAACCACGATGTGGTATTCCGGCTATGAGACGCTCAACATCTCCCCGCAGCAGATTTTCTCGGCTGCGGTGTTTCAAATCCGTCAGTCCGCGGTTGCGGTCTCCGTCTCCGGTCTGGAAGAACTCCAGAACGCCGGCGAAGAGCGCATGATTGAGCTGGTTGGTGGCCGCGTATCGAATGCCGAACGCTCGCTCGAGGCTCTGATCTCGACGGGCATCTATTCGGACGGCACCACGCCGAAATCGATCGGCGGTCTGCAGCAGCTCATCTCGAAAACCCCGACGGTGACGCAGGTTGGCGGTATCGATCCGGGCACCTGGGAGTTCTGGCAGAACATCAAGTATGCGGCCATCGCCGATGGCGGTGCCGCAGCCACGTCCGGCAACATCAAGGGCTATATGGACGCGGTCGCGAACCAGCTTGTTCGCGGCACGGACAAGGTCGACATGGTGGTGGCCGATAACAACTTCTGGGAACTCTATAACCAGTCGTTGCAGGCGATCCAGCGCACCGAAGAGGTGAAGACCGGCGAGTCCGGCTTTGAATACCTCAAGTACCGCGGTGCGAAGGTCATCATGGATGGTGGCTTCCAGGGCTACTCGACCGACCCAATTCCGGTCGGCGGCTGCCCCACCAACACGATGTATTTCATCAACTCGCGTTACCTGCATTACCGGCCGCACCGCGACCGGAATTTCAACGCCATCGGCCCGAAGCGCATGTCTGTCAACCAGGATGCGACCGTCAAGCTGATGGGTTGGGCGGGCAACATGACCATCTCGAACCGGCGCCTTCAAGGCGTCCTGTTCAACTCGTAAGGAGGCCATCACGATGGTTGCTTATTCCACCGCAAACATGCTCGGCGCGAACCTGCAGTTGGTTTACACGCCGAGCACCACACTGGTCCCTTATGCCGGCGGGTCCGATCCCGGCTATGCCGTGGGTCAGAAGACCCAAGGCACCGACGGTTCCGTGTGGACCTATGTGAAAGCCTCATCGAGCATCTCTCAATACAATTGGGTGGGTATCGACGAGAACTTTCAGGCGGCTCCGCTCACCAAGGCTATGGCCGATGCGGGCTGGATCATCGGCGTGGCGCAGGTTGCCATTGCCTCCGGTTCGTACGGCTGGGTGTGTACGCAGGGCGCCAATGTGACCGGCGGCGTTCTGGCGAGCTGCGCTGCGGACGTTACCCTCTACACCTCCGGCACCGCCGGCTATCTTGACGATGCGGCGACGACGCAGACCAAGATCGATGGTGTGGTGCTGGTGACGGCCAACACGCTGACCCAGGCGACGAACCTGGAAGTGCTGCTGACTTTCCCGCGGTCTGACACCTTCTGATGCAGACGCAAACAATGGAGAGGGGTCAATCCCCTCTCCAGCCTATTCAGTATCGGAATATCTGGAACCCAGTCCAGATCCAGGACGCCGCGGACAATATCCGCGCTTCCAGCAAACTTGGTCTCCCGGCACTCCCTTATGTGCCGGCGCATGAAGGCCGGTGCATCATTGCCGGCGGATCGCCGAGCCTTGAGCATAACGTCGAGAAAATCCGGGCGATGTACCGGGAGCCAAAGACGCTCCTTGTCGGTCTGAACGCGACGTACAATTACCTTGTCGATCGCGGCATTGTTCCGAATGCGTTCGTGTGTTTCGAGGTGGCGCCGGATGCCCATGTTGACGGCCTTCGACCGAAGGAAGAGACGACCTATTTCATCTCTTCGATGTGCCACCCGACGCAATTTGAAACGCTGAAGGGCTTTCGCCGGGTGCTCTGGCATCCATGGAGCCCGGAAGACGTTCACAACGAAGCCTATGAGGAATGCTACCCGGACAGCATGAAGGTCTGCGGCGGATCAACGACCGCGCTTCGTGCCACGAACATCGCCTTTGCTCTGGGCTATCGCAAGATCGATATGTTCGGGTTCGATTGCTCCTTTACGCCGGAGAGCGGGACGCACTGCACCAGCAAGCCGACCGATGGCGGCCCGTGGCATGAAGTGGTGGCTCGCGCCTCGGACGGTCAGGAGCGGTCCTTTCTCACGCAACCCTATCTCGCAAGGCAGGCTGACGAGTTCAAGGAATTTTGCCTGCGCTATTCGCCTTTGATCGATATCCGCGTGCATGGGGATGGGCTTACCCCGTTCATGCATCGCGCCATGTTCCCGCAACAATATGAGGACGCCGCCTGATGGACTTCAACTATCAATCGATTGCGCCGGACGGTACCGCCGTCTTTGCGCACGACAACCAGCTTTTGGTGAAATTCTCGGTTCATTCCGAGCTGTCGCAGTACAAATCCAAGCTGAAGGGAATGCCGATCTATGACGACGTGGAAATCGTCACGATCCTCAATCCCGGTGAAAAAGAGCCGGTGATCGTTCAGGCGGATGAATTCCACAAGCGCCGCTTCCCGAAGCAATACGAGGCTTTCAAACAGGGGCTTTCGGTCGAGCATACCGGCACTCCGCTGGAGATGCTGTTCCCGTCTCAGCCTTCGACCGTGAAGGCGCTCAAGGTTCACAACATTTACAGCATTCAGCAGCTTTCGCGCATCGATGACAACGCCATCTCCCAGATTCCGATGGGGCGGAGCCTGGTTGAAAAGGCGCAGAAATATCTGGCGGAAGCCCAGTCCGGGCAGGGCTTCCACCAGATGGAAGAAATGCAACGCAAGATCGATCAGCTTACGGCCCTGGTTGCCGAGGCTGGCATTCAACCGCCGGAGCCTCCGGCCGAACGCCGCGGGCCCGGAAGGCCGCGCAAAGAGAAGGAAGTCGCCTGATGCCTCTCGTAAAGGATCTGATGGGTTCGGGTATCCCGGACCAGGCTGCCGTTCGTCTCGGCATGACCATCGCCAGCATCGCGGCGGCGGGCTCGAGCGCAACCGATGCAACCACGATGGGGAAGGCGGCGACTGTCGTCCTCGTCACCCCCACCGGGGGGTCGCAGGGGGTGAAGCTTCCCTCCGATGCCGAGCTCGGCATTCCGTATTATGTCGCCAACATGAGCTCGACCGCGGCGCTGATTTATCCGCCGTCGTCTGGCCAGATCAACGGCGACACGGCCACGACCGGAACGGTTCCGTTGACCGCGCGCGGTACGTCGATCTGCATTCGTGTCACCAACACGGATTGGATCGCAATCGGCGGCGCTGCGGGCTGATAGATGACCCTTCTCGAATTGATCCAGACGGCCTGCGCGGAGCTGGGGCTTAACCAGCCCCAGATCGTAGCCGGCTCGACCGATCTCCAGGTGATCCAGCTTCACTCGCTGGCCAATCGGGAAGGGCAGAACCTCTATCGCGACTACGATTGGACGGAACTTCAGAACGAATTCATCATCAATGTTGAATTCCCCACAGACACGACCGGAGACGTAGCGGAGAATTCCGCCATCATCTCCAATCTTCCGACTACGGCCGGCCTTGATACGAATTATGCCATCTCCGGCGATGGCATGCCGCAGGCCCAGCGTGTTGCCGAAGTGCTGGATGGGACCACGATCCGAGCATCAATGGAATCGACCGCGACGGCCACCGGAACGACGCTGACGTTTGCGCGCGACACCTACGATATGCCGGATGACTTCGACCGGTATATCGGGCAAACGTGGTGGGATCGCACGAACCATTGGCGCTTGATCGGTCCGGACAGCCCGCAGATGGACCAATATCTGCGTTCCGGAATCTTTGCGACGGGTCCGCGTATTCGCTGGCGTCAGATCGGAAAGCCGCCGGCCATGTGGCGCATTTGGCCGCCCCCGACTTCGGAGAACACCCCGGATGCTTTGGTCTGGGAATATGTCTCGAAGAATTGGGTGAAGAAAGCGGACGGCACCTATTCCAATTCGATGGCGCTGGATACGGATGAACCCGTCCTGGATCCGCAAGCGATCATCTTGGGCATTAAATGGCGCGCATGGCAGATCAAGGGCATGGATTACGGCTCCATGCAGCAAGAATACCTCGACTATGTGAACCAGCTTGAGGCGCGCAACGGCGGCAATCCGGACCTCTTCCTCAACCGTCGCACTGGGCCGTTCCTTATCGGAACGCAGAATATCCAAGATGGATTCTGGCCGGGGCCTGGCAATCCGTGAGACTGACGGCGGCTTCGCCCGGACGGTATTCGCGGGCGAAAACAATCCAGCGGCTTGTCAGCGCAGCGACCGCTATGCCGCCTCCCGTCGAAGGATGGGACGCCATTTCTCCGGTCGCGGCGATGGGGCCAAAGCGAGCCGTCAAGCTCGTGAACTGGTTCCCGCAAACATCATGGGTTGAAATCCGAAAGGGGTATATCCGCCACGCGGACTGCAACACGGCGGCTCCGGTCGAATCCCTGATGGCATATCAGGGCGCGTCGACCTCTGCGCTTTTTGCCGGTTCGGATGATCGGGTTTTCGATGTCACAACGGACGCAGTAACGACGGGCGTTTCCGGTCTGACCAATGTTCGCATCCAGCATACGAACTTCGCCACGACCGGTGGAAACTTCCTCTATTGCGTGAATGGAGCGGATACGCCGTTCTATTATGACGGGACGACGTGGCAGACGGCGACGATCACCGGAACCGGTATTGACGCGACCGAATGGGTGACGGTCAACGTCTTCAAAAATAGGTTGTTCTTCTGTAAGAACAATTCGACTTCGTTCGATTATCTCCCCGTCGATAGCATCCAGGGGGCCGCCACTTCGTATGAACTTGGCGGTCTCATGTCCATGGGCGGTTATCTCATGGCGATGGGAACATGGTCGATTGATGCCGGCGATGGCCCGGAAGACTATGCCGTCTTCGTCTCCTCGCGCGGTCAGGTCATCATCTATCGTGGGTCGGATCCGGACAATGCCCCGGACGACTGGACGCTGGTTGGCGTTTTCTTCATGGGGGCGCCGATCGGACGGCGCTGCCTGACAAAGGTCGGCGCGGATATCGCGGTCATCTGCATTGACGGGGTTTTGCCCTTGTCTCGCGCGATGATTTACGAACGCGCGGCGGTCGTAAAGGTTTCGCTCACAGAACGAATTCAGCGCGTGATGAATCAATCCGCGCGGGAATACAAAGACAATTTCGGGTGGCAGCTTATCAGCTATCCGCAAGGAACGCGCTGCATTCTCAATGTGCCGTTGGTCGAGAATGTCGAGCAACAGCAATATGTGATGAACACCATCACAGGCGCGTGGTGTCTGTTCACGGGCCATAATGGCTCGTGCTGGGAGTTGCTGAACGACAACCTCTATTTCGGCGGGAATACCGGGCTCATTTTCCACGCCGATACGTCGGGGTCCGATGACGGTGAGTCCATCGAATATGACATGATGACGGCGTTCAACGCTTATGGCTCGCCTGGCGTCCTGAAGCGCTGGATTGAATGCCAGCCGCTCATTACGACCGATAACCAGGTTGCCCCAGGCATCGCGTTCAATGTCGATTTCAAGGAGAATGCGCCGCTCTCGATCACGGACAGCGTGATTAATCCTGCCGCGGAATGGGATATAGCGGCTTGGGATGAGGCGACGTGGCCGAATGAACAGCAGGTGCAGACGAACTGGCTTGGAGCTTCGGGGCTAGGCCATTGGATGTCGATCCGGCTCGCGGTCAATATTCAATCAAATACGCTCCCGGACGGCCATTGGGCTGAATCCTTGTGGGGCGGCGGCCTTTGGTATTCTGCGGCTCCGATCGCTCCCGAAGTAACGCTTCAGGTGAACGGCTTCAATGTGGTCTATGAAAAAGGCCAAGCGTTCATATGATCCCGGTATTCGGTCGTGATCAGGAAGTGGCCGAATGGGTCGGCCGAAACCTGAACAAGCCGATGATTCCGCCCTATACCGCTATCGGATGGGTGGATGAAGCGGGGACGCCAAAGTTCGGCGCCGTATTCAATAGCTGGAACGGATCGAACATCGAGGTGACAATCTATGGTCCCGGCGCTCTGACGCGGGCTGTGATCCGCACCGTGTTGGCCTATGTGTTCAACCAGGTCGGCGCCAACCGGCTGACAGCGACGACCGAGCGCAAGAACAAACGGATGCGGGATTTGCTCCCGCGTCTCGGCTTCAGTTTCGAGTTCGTTCAAAAGCAATTTTTTGGACCGAACAAGCGCAACGATGGTGTCGTGTTCTGCATGATGAAAGACGACGCAAGGAAATGGCTTAAATGAAAGCTGCATCCCCACCCCCGGCGCCAGATCCCGGCGTGCTTGCTGCAAAGCAGGCTGAGATGAACGCTGCGACTGCTCAAAAGCAGGCGCAGATGAACATGGTCAACCAGAACACGCCGCAAGGAAACCTGACCTATAAGCAGGTCGGCACATGGGAAGACGGTACGCCTCGGTATGAGGCGACGCAGACCTATTCCGCGGATCAGCAGAAGCTTTACGATCTCTCCAATCAGACCGAGGCCAATCTAGGCCAGATCGGCGTCGATCAGTCCAAGCGCATCGGAGATCTGCTGTCGACGCCATTCCAGATCGACTCGGCTCGCGACAACAAGATCGCGAACATGCAGCGCGGGTTTCTTGACCCGCAATGGCAGCAGCAAGAAGACCGGATGCGCACGCAGTTGATCAATTCCGGTGTACGCCCTGGCACGGAAGCGTATGACCGACAGATGCGCAATTTCTCGACCGACCGCCAGCGCGCTTACGATCAAATGTATCTGGATGCGTATAAGACGGCGGAGGGGTCAGCGCTTACGGAACGCAATCAGCCGATCAACGAAATCTCGGCTCTGCTCTCGAATTCGCAGGTGTCCAACCCGGCTTATGTGAACACGCCGCAGACGGGTGTCGCGCCCACCGATTTGATCGGAGCCAATCAACTCGCCTTGCAGCAGGGCAATTTGGCGGCCCAATATCAGCAGCAGCGGAATATGGGGATGATGTCAGGCCTCTTTAGCCTTGGCTCGACCGGGATCCGTGGCGCGATGGGAGGCTGGGGCTAATGGTCGATTCCAGCACCTATACGCCTGAGACGATCAAGCGCCGGCAGGCTTTGGCGGAAGCGCTTTACAATAAAAAGCAGCCTCCCATGACGCACTGGATGCAAGGCGTCTCTCAGATCGGCGACACGCTTGTTGCCGGGATGCTGGAACAGAAGAATAAGAAGGATCAGCGCGAGGCCAACGAGTGGCTGGCGACGAACCTATCCTCTCCGGGTGGCCAGCAGGCGGCCGCACCTCAGATGCCGGCGCCGGGGGCAGCTCCTATGCCTTCCGCGGCGCCTCCGGTTGCCCCCCCGCAAGGAGCGCCAGCGCAGCCCGATTCTACGCCTGTCGCATCGTTTGATGATCGGTTCGGAAAGTGGCCTGATGGAAAGGCCACCGTTGCGGCCGCACTTGATCCTCGAATTAAAGATGCGATGTTCAAGATCGAGAGTGGCGGCCGTTACGATGCGCTTGGGCCAATTACTAAGAGCGGTGATCGTGCTTACGGAGTGGGCCAAGTTATGGGGGCGAATATTGGCCCTTGGACGGAGCAGTATTATGGCAAGCGGCTAACTCCTCAGGAGTATCTGGGCAACAAGGATGCGCAGGATGCCGTGATTAACGGTGAGTTCGGTCGGCTTGTCAGCAAATATGGCCCGGAGGGTGCGGCTAAAGCTTGGTTTGCCGGCGAAAAGGGAATGAATAATCCTAACGCTAAAGACGTTCTCGGAACGTCTGTCGCGGATTATGGTCGGAAATTCATGGCTAACCTTGGCCAGCCAAGCGACGTCAGTGCGCAGTCGCGCGGGGCCCCGCCCTTGCCGGCCCAAGGCGCCCCTCAAGCGCAGGCGCCATCGTCCCCGCCGGCATCCCCGCCTAATGGCAACATGGCCATGATCGCGGAAATGCTCCGCAACAAGAACCCCTATATCAGCACCATGGGTCAGCAGCTCGCCACAACGGCGTTACAGAACCAGTTTGGAGAAACCACGCCGACGTTCGGGGTGATCGGAAAGGATGAGTTCGGAAACGAAAAATATGGCTGGATCAACCCCAAGAAGCAGACCACTTTGGAAGCGTCCCAGCCGGGAACGCAGGTTGCGTCGCCGCCCCCGGGCAACGCTCCCCGAACGGTCATGGGGCCGAACAATACCCCGATCCCAATTCCCGCTGGCGTGGACCCGAAGGTGTTTCGTCAGCATGTGACGACGGCGGCGGCAGATGCCGCGACGGGAAAGCAAACCGAAGTTCAATCCAATGCGACACAATTCGCCAATCGCATGGAGAGAGCTGAAGCCGATATCATCGGCGTAGAATCTGAGGGGTCAAGCGCGTTCAATCGAGCGGCGGACGCCGTTCCGTTTGGCGTTGGAAACTACCTCAAGGGAGAGTCCGCGCAGAAATACAAGCAGGCTCAAAGCCAATTCATTACGGCGCTTCTCCGCAAGGAATCCGGGGCAGCCATCTCTCCGTCAGAATTTTCCCGGTACGATAAGGAGTTCTTCCCCCAGCCCGGCGACAGTCAGGCTGTCGTTCAGCAGAAAAGAGAGGCTCGGAAAGTTGCCATCGATGCCATGAAGAAGGGCGCTGGTCCCGGTTATCAGTCACCTCAGATGGCATCGCGTGGCCCGCAGGCCGGCGCGGTGGAAGACGGCTATCGGTTCAAGGGCGGTAACCCAGCCGATCCCAATGCGTGGGAAAAGGTGAACTAATGCCTCCTTGGGAGCGCTACGGCCAACAGGCCGCGGGGCCGTGGGCAAAATACGGCGCGCCGCAATCCGAGGAGCCGAACGCCGTGGTGGATGCGGTGAAATCGGGCGCCGCTGGCTTGGCGGAGGGGGCCATTGGATTGGCGTCTGGCGGGGATATTCGCAATCTCGCATCGAAAGCCACCGAGTTTGTCGGCGGCAAGCTCGGTTTGTCGCCTGAGACTGTCAACACGGTCAAAGATGTTGGTTACAATCTCGCGAAGTCGAACCCGATCACCGCGCCGATCGCTCTTGGCCCGACCTCGGCAGAATTGCAGCAAAAGGTCGAAGAGAGGACCGGGAAATTCCACGAGCCTCAAACTACGGCGGGGAAATACGCCAGAACCGTCGGCCAGTTTGCCCCCGGCGCGATTGCGGGACCTGGTGGGTTTGCGCGACGTGTCGTCACGCAAGCCATTCTGCCCGGTATCGCAAGCGAGGCGGCGGGACAGGCAACTGAGGGGAGCGCGGCCGAACCTTACGCCCGTGCCGGTGCGGCGCTTCTAACATCTGTTTTAGGGACGCCGCGCGCTGCTCCCGCTAGAGTGACCGCAGATGATTTGCGGGGCGCCGCGCGACAAGGTTATAACGATCCGGCTGTGACGGGCCTTGTTCTGGATCCGGCGGCTATCGCGCGCGTAGGGGCCCGCAATGAGCGGGCAATGGAAGCCGGTGGCGCGCGGCGTTCGTTTGCTGGTCCGGCGTTCACTGTAAACGAAGAACTTGGGCAGCTTCCGAATACCCAGGTTGGTCGCGCCATGCAGGCCGCCGGCCTCAACCCGGGCGCCACGATTGACGATATCAAGTCTGTTCGGACAGCGCTTGGCAAGGTAGTAGAGCAGGGAACGGATGCGCTTACGGGCCGCCAGAACCCAACAGCCGGAGCTGCGCAAGCATCCCGTCGTGGGATCAACGATTACCTGACGAACATTCCTGCTCAGGATGTCAGGTCTGGAAATGCTCAGGCAGCCAGCACTGCCTTGCGGCGCGCGGATGCTGATTATTCCGCATCCATGCGAGCGCGAACGGTGGAGGCGCTTATGCGCCGCGCCGAACTGCAAGCCGGGTCGGCAAATTCAGGCCAGAATATCAATAATGCGACGCGGCAAAAGCTCCGGTCTTTGTTGGCGAACGAAAAGAAGACGGCAGGCTACTCTGACGCAGAGATGCGCCAGCTCGAGCGGGCGGTCCTTGGAACAAGGACTGGGAATGCCGCCCGATTTTTGGGGAATGCTTTTGGACCATCCGGAGCCCTGATGGCGCTGCCCGGAGCGGGCGTTGCCGGTGGCGCTTATGCTATGGGTGTGGATCCAAGCGATGCCGCTGCTATCGGCGTTCTTTCCTCTCTTGCAGGTCGAGGTGCCCGTCGAATTGGAAATGCGTCTACGGCTCGTCAGGTAGAGCGATTTCAAGACATGGTCGCGCAGAGCGCGCCGTCTTATCAGCGGCTACATGGAATCAATACGGCTAATGCGGCGCGCATTACCGCGGATGATCGGCGACTTGCTTTGGTTCGCGCGCTTATGCTCTCGCAGCAGCCCTCCAGGCAGCCTGTGGCTGCGCAATAGAAAGATCACCCACGTGATGCCCCACGCGCACAAGATGCCGATGGTGGAGGCCAGATAACCGTTTGGGGTCCACTTCCAATGAATATTGGAAGAAACGACCGCGAAGATAATGACTGCCTGAAATAAGGCCCAACCCATCCAAACCGCCCCTCCGTGGGCGGTTTTTGCATTCTAAAGGAGGTCTCCGTGCCATACAACGGCGGCGGGACGTTCAGCATCGAATATGTATTCGTGCCGAACACCACCATTCAATCCTCCCAGATGAACGCCAACTTTTCCGATATCGCGGACGGGTTGACGAATTGTCTGACGCTGGATGGCCAGTCAATCATGACGGCCCAAGTGAAGGGCTACGGCGGCACGGCTGCGCTGCCATCCTATACTTGGGGCAACGATACCCACACCGGCATCTACAGGATCGCAGCGAACAATATCGGCGTCTCCGTCAACAGCAGCAAGGTTCTGGATATTTCCTCGACCGGCCTGGCGATTACCGGGATCCTGACGACAGGCGATGGCACCGTTTCCATTCCGGCAATTTCTTTCACGGCCGATCCGAATAGCGGCATCTACCGGATTGGGTCGGATAATATCGGCGTCGCCGTCAATGGCGCGAAGGTTCTGGATGTCTCCACGACCGGGCTCGCCATTACTGGAACGCTGACCACGACAGGCGCGTTTTCGCCGTCGTCTCTTTCAGGCACGATCGGCGGCAATCCGACATTCTCCGGCAATCCGACATTCTCCGGAACGCCGGTCTTCTCAACCGGTGCATCGCTCACTGGTACGTTTTCCGGAAATCCAACCATAAGCGGCAATCCAACGTTCTCTGGAACGGCGACGTTCAGCAACAATACGGTTGCTCCGAACGCGCCAAAGGCGATGGGTCGGATCACCTATTCCGGCGCCACGCCAACGCTGATCAAGTCATTCAACGTTGCCAGCATTACGCCGAATGCAACTGGCACGGTGACGGTCACGTTCCAGAACGCATTCGCAAGCACGCAATATCTTCCCTTCGCGCAGCTAGACAACACGCTGTACCGAGTCGGTGTCGGCACGCGCACCACCACGACGATGCAGATCGTCTGCACGGACAATTCAGGCCTGGCCAATCCAGGATCGATTGATTTCGTCGTCTACGACTTCTGAGGTGCGATAGATGCCCCGCAATCCCACCACTGGTATTTATGTCCCGCTGGACAATAGTTGGCACCCCGCGGTAGCCGGTACCGTCATTGACCCGGATGATTGGAACGATACGCAGGATGACTATGTCACCGCGCTAAACGAAGTCCCGCCAGAGGTTCTGACTGGATCCGGCTCGAGCGATCTAGTCCCGACATGGACGGGCCTTCATACGTTTTCAAACGTAAATACAATCTGGAACAACGCGAATGCGCAGCTCTCAATTGGCTCGTTGAGCGGAGTATCCGGCAGCCCGTACATGGATTGGATGTCATCCGGCCTTGCGGCTGATTATGATTTTCGGCTGCAGGCGTCCGGCGGGAGCGCGACAAGCGGAACAGGGACCCTGACTGCGACCGGTACGCTTGGCGTCAGCAATATAGTCAACTCTGCAAACCGAGGAATTTACGTCGCCCAAACCAAGGCCGGCGTTCTCCCGCAAAATAGTCCCGCGTCCGGCACGCTTGGTGCCGGGTATGATTGGAATACGATCTTCGTCACGGATAACGGGCTGGAAACGACGAGTTATCCGGCCGGGTCTCGCGGCGCTTCCGCATTGATGATTTACAGTGAGATCAAAAGCGGAACTGGCACAAAGGATGGACTTTATGTCGGTGTAAACGTCACTTCCACGCCATCGTCTCATGCCGCTCTATCCGAGTGGCTAGGCATTCGAAGTAACGTTCGTGTGTATCACGCAACGCCGTTCGATGGGTCGAACTCGTCTGTGTTTGGCTCTGGCGTGGATGTGATGACGAACGCGACGACCCTGACGAATGTCACGGGAATGGAACTTTCGACCGCAATTTACACTGGCGGGTCTTCGACAAGGCGATCCGGTATCTCCATTGTTTCAAGTCGATACGCTGCGGTTCAGGCCACCACCTATGATGCGGCTGTTTCGATTAGCGCTCATAATGATGTGGGGTTCGGCGTTGCGTTTGGCTACGGAATTTTGTTTTCGAACTATAACGGAAAGCAGCCAGTCGACTCGACAAGTACGATCATAGGCTCGTATGGGACTGGAGGCGCTAAGAGCTTTTGCGATTTCACGTCATACACCTTCACCGACTATCTTTTCAATTTTCAAGATGGGTTTGGGAATCCCACATTCCAGATGTTGCCGTCTGGGTATATGGGCATCCACAACTTGGCCGGCAGCACCTTTCCTCTGATTGTTCGCGCCCACACGAATAGGTATGCAGCGCGTATCCTTATGGAGGAGGACGACGCTGCTGCGGGGCCGTTCTTTGACATATATCGGGTCAGCACCACTCCAGCAGGTTCCGACGCTCTTGGCGCGGTAATGCTTTCTGGGTCCAATAGCAGCGGATCGCGCGTCATATACGCGCAGATGACAGGTGGGATTTCCAGCCCCACAGCAGCGGCAGAGGCTGGGGCTATTAATTTCAGTGTTTTGGTTGCCGGTGCCGATACGCGGGTTTTCTCTCTTTCTGGCGCTGGCATTGTCATCAGCAATTCCGATCTCATTTCTCGCCCGAATGGCGTTTTGTATTTTAGCGGCTATGGCGGCCTTCATAGCGGCGGCGCTGATGGGTTGGTCTATTTCGCAGATCAGGCTGGCACCGGGTTCACCAGGTTGGGATTCGGCAGCGTGTCGTCTGCCTCAAATCCTTCACTTGCTAGAAACAGCGCCGCTCTTGAAACGAAGCTTTCGGACAACAGCGCATACGCGCAGCACAATATGTCTTTGCTCGGAATTGTTGATGGCGTCACGGCGCCATCTGCAACCGTTGGCCTCGCCAAGATCTATGTCGATACTGCCGACGGCGATTTGAAGGTCATTTTTGGAGACGGCACGATCAAAACGATCGTTGTCGATACATAAGGAGAGCCTATGTCTGAAATGAAGATTCCTGCTGAACTGGCCCAAGCGATCGCAAACTATCTCAGCACGAAGCCGTTCCGAGAGGTCGCCGGGATGCTGCAAGAGATGCAGACGAAGATTGTCCCCATCGATCCCCAGAAGCCTGAAAATGAGCCGGCATGACGGGGGTTCAGGCGCCAACACGCGCTGCATTTTCGTCCCGCAGCGCCTTTTCTGAGGCATTCATGACCCGTCTTCTAGCCGCGCTCGCGATTGCGTGCGCGGCCACTAGTGCATTGGGCCAATCGACTTCTTTGCAAAAAGTGCAAACAACCGCCGCGCCAGCAGCCTGCGCTCGGCTCTACGCCTTCACCGGCCTTATCGGGTCGGTCTATTCGACCGGGGTCTATGATGAGGCGGACAAGATCGCCAAGGCCTATCCGTGCGTGAAGGTCTACAAACGCGGCTGGTACGACAAGCAGCGCACATGGGCCACGGCCAAGGCGAACTATCAGATTGACGGCCTGCCGATCTTTCTCATCGGGCACAGCATGGGGGCGGACGCGGCGCTCGCGGTCTCCCGCTGGCTGGCGAACGACAAGATCCCGGTAGCGTCTGTCTTTTCCTACGACCCGACGCGCTCGCAATCCGGGTGCGTTCCATCGAACGTCCTGACGTTCATCAACTGGCGCGGAACGAAGCTGTTCAATCTGGGGCAGGGCAATCCGCAGCGGTGCGCCGGCAATACCACGACCGCCATGCAGGACTATCCGCTGAACGTCCAACACGTCCTGATTGACGATCTCCCGACCGTTCACGCGCTCACGACGAAGCACGTCGGCGAAGTGCTGCACATGACCAAAGAGATGAGGGGCAAGTAATGCGCGAGAAACTGACATTCGCATTCAACTGGATTCGCGGCGTAGGGCGGGATGCCGTTGCGAAGTATCCGGAAGCCTCGTTCTGGCTCATCATTGGATTCGCAGCCTTGGCGGTGATCAATGGCCTTTAACTACACGGCCAAGCTTGGCAAGGAATATCGCGATCTCTGGAACGGGCTCGCGATCCTTCCAAACCGACGCAACGAGGTCCAAGTCTACGCCCAAAAGATTTTCGCCAACAAGGCCCGGTATCAAGCTATCGAGACGCAAACCGGCGTCCCGTGGCATTTCGTGGGACTGGCGCACTATCGGGAATCGACGCTCAACTTCAATAAGAACCTCTGCAACGGTCAGCCGCTCAATATGCGGACGACTATCGTCCCGAAAGGCCGGGGGCCCTACAAGAGCTTCGAGCAATCCGCCGTTGACAGTCTTGTGAACGTGCAGGGCTATCGCAAGGGCATGGATTGGTCGCTGCCGCTCTACATCTATCGCATCGAGGGCTACAACGGCTACGGCTACCACTACAAAGGCATTCCGAGCCCGTATCTTGTCGGCGGATCGAACAAGCAAAAGCGCGGCAAGTACGTCTCGGATGGCGTCTATAGCGCGTCCACATGGGATACGCAGCTAGGCGTACTGACGCTGCTAAAGGCTCTGGTTGAAATCGACCCGTCTATCAGCTTCGGTGCGCAGCCAGCGCCACGGCCCGCCCCGGACGCCCCTCCGATCCTTCCGAAAGACGCCCCAGATCCGGAGCAGGAGGCGCCCACGCCCTCCCCGGAGGCCTCTGGTGATACAAAGCCGGCCGTCCAGTCCAAGACGATTTGGTCGGCGATCAGTGGAATCCTGGTCACCATTGGCGGGGCCTTGACCGACTGGAGGGTCGCGGCCGTCTTGTTGGTCGGCATCTTCGTTTTCATCATCGCGGATCGGTATCTGAAGCTCGATATTCGAGGCTGGTTCCGATGATCTTTCTCCGATGGCTCGCTACATTCTTCGGGGGCAAGGCTTTCGAGGCGATTGTGGGTGCCTACAAGGCCAAGCTGGAAGCCGGGAACACAAGGGACGCCAAAGCCGTTGACTTGGCGGTACAGGAAATTCAGGCGGATATTGCAGCCCGTGAGGCGGCAAAGCAGATCATCATTGCAGAGCAGGGGCACTGGTATACGGCCATCATCCGCCCCTTGTTCGCCCTTCCGTTCGTGATCTTCATTTGGAAGATCGTGGTCTATGACAAGGTTCTAGGCTGGGGCGTAACCATTGGCAGCCTGGATGAGAATATGAAGCAGGTGTTGCTTGCCATCATCTATTCGTATTTCGGGTTTGCTGCCGTGGATCGAATCACGAAAGTCTTCAAGAAATGAGCACGGACCCGATCCTGCTAGACATCGCCAGTCGCATCGGCGACTTAGAGGGGCAGAGCAGGTTGATCCTGCAAGAGCAAATGCGGGCCTCGCAAAGCCGAATCGAAACCTACAAGGTTCATGAAGAAAACAAGCAATCGATTGCGGACCTAAAGCACGCGGTATCCGGCGTGGCGAAAGACGTATCGACCATGAAGCCGGAAGTCGAAGAAATGAAATCCTTCAAGGCCAAGCTTGCGGTTGCCGCTGTCATGTTCTCCGGAATCCTAACAGGGGCTATCAATCTGATCGTGCTCGGATTCCAGAACATGGGGCAGATCAAGGTCGTGATCCGGGAGTTTCTTTTCAAGTAACGGCGCTTCGCTGCTCATCTATTTGCGAAGTCCAGAAGCACGTCCGCGTGGCAGGGTTCTCCCGGCTTGCACCAGCAGGCGAGGTTCTTCCCGCGCAGTTCGTGTAAGGGTAGATTGGCAAGTCGATCAATCTGCGCCTTTGCCAAATCCATGACGGATACGTGTCGCACAAGACCCGCGGCGAAGGCTATCGGCATCGCGCCCATGACTGCCGTGCGGTACAGCTCAACTGCCTGTTCGGCTGTGTACGTCGAACTGCGAAAAGGGTTGCCCCATTTCCCGGGCCGCGTGACGCTCACCGTATTCGGCGGCATCTTCCAGCCCTTGGTCCGTTTTCGCTGGATCCGTTGCGGGTGGTTACTCATTCCCCCTCCTTCTGAGATTGCCCATTTGCGGATAAGACCACTTCATGGCTGATTGGCTGCTTCGATTCTCCCCTCAGCAGTCTGGCGGCTTCTTGTAGCGCCTCGCAGTCTGGATGTGCCCAGCCGAAGCAAGTCTCTGTGGATTTGCGTGCAGCCATGACGAGCAGGTGATTGGCAATCTCGTTTGCGGTCATGCGTTGTTCGCTTATTTCCGAAGCTCTTCGAGCACGTCTTTTCGAAGCCGATCGACAGCTTCAGCCGGGCTGTCCGCAATGCCGGAAAACGGACGATACGATTCGTTCCGTATCCGGGTGATGATGTGGTCCGCGTGGCGGTTCAAAATCTCGGCAAATTTCTCTTGGTCCATCATTGTTCTCCCTTTTCCGAAGTGAGTCCTCGGCGAATGCGTTCCCAAAGTCCAGCGCCACCCTCGCACTCCGATTTCGGCGGTATTACATCAAGACCGAGCGAGCGTTGAAGCGCTTTGCCTCTGTTGTTGTCGTCCGGCCATTTCGCGGCGGTGCCTAGATGTTTCAAGATAAACGGTGACGGCATTTCTGGGACGTCGCGAAGCGCGTGTAGAATGCCGTATTTTACTTCCAACGCTTGCTCTAAGGCACGACGCAACTCGTCAACGGAAAGGGACATCAAATAATCTTTTTCGATGGCCATCGCTAAACTCCTTTTTGCGCGGGTGTCAGTCGCCACTTTCCATGTCGCGCCACAAGGGCCACATGAACCATAAGGGGACTCCGACGAGAAAGAGGATTGTTAAAGCGCAGGTCATGCGTGATCGCCTCTGCGCTCTAAATATATGCCTACCTTGGTCACGATGCCTTTCCGCCTCAGCGCTCGCAGAGCATTCAATTCGGCGGGAAATAATGCCGACTCATGAGGGCGCAACCGGCGCGGACCTTCAATGTCACGGATCAATTCGGCTTGGGTCCGGCTGTCAAAAGGCCCGGCCGTGGTGCCATCAATTCGATTGAAATAAAAGCCGCGGCGCATAGAGCCGCCGTTTCCGTCTGCGCGAACCAAGTTACCCTTGGTGCCGGATGCCCAAAAGATTTCATTTACAGGGACAGTGCCCATAACGACCTCCAATCGTATGTACGATTGAGGTTGTATCGTATGTATGATATGGCTGTCAATATCGTACATACGAAAAGGTGTCGCTTGGCCCAATTTCATACGTATGCTACCGGCTCCAAGGTGGGGCGAAAAAAGCAATGGACGGAGCGCCTGACGCTCCCGCTGGCGAAAGAGACTGTCGAGCGGCTGGATGCCGTGCTGGCAGAGGGCGAAGCGCGGCTAGATTTGATCCGCGACGGTATCGAGCGGGAATTGAAGCGTCGAGAAAAGGCTAGCAAATCCGGCTTTTAGTCTTTCGCAATCTGTTCATTTCCGAGAAGCTCCGCCATGATTTCGGGGTCTTCCCACCAACGCCACCGATCATCGGCTTCTCGACGCCATTCGCCAGCGCAAGTCTTATAGACGCCGCTCGCAAGCTCGGTTGCCGGGTCTTCGTCATCATTCCAGCAGATCGTGCAGCACAAATCCTCAAAGGTTTCGACCGTATCGGTGGCGCGCAGAGTCATCGTTTCCGAACCTCATCATCTTCCATGTCGTTCAACGCGCCTGACGCCATCGATACAAAGGGGACGCCCAGCGCCTTGGCGATGCCATAGACCGTGCGAACGGTTGGATTTACGGCACGCCCTTGCTCGACTTCCCACATATGGGATTTTGTGATGCCGGCGCGATCGGCTACCTCTTGCAGAGAAAGGCCTTGTTTCTCACGCTCGGCCACGATGATCCCTTTCATCGAAAGGCGGGACGTTTCGCTGATCTGCATCGCAGCATCGGCAAGCGCCTGCATCGCCTCGGCTCTAAATTCGATAAGAGCCTTGGCAATTCTCGCTCCAGGATTCAGAATTTCTCCCATCTTCAATCCTTTAGCGTTGATGTGATGTCTCCGAGGGCCGAGCGCAGCATCATCGCGCACTCTTGAAACGCAGACCATCGGCCTCGGTAGAAGCGGTTGTGATCGTCGATTGCCTTGCAAGGTTCGCCGGAAATTCCGCCGCCTTCGGCAATCTTACGTTCGAGAATGGCGAGAACGCGCTCCATGCCGCGTTTTTCATTCTCGCTCACGGGCGTGAGCGCGCCCGCGTGGATGCCGACTAGTAACCACAGAAGCCGCTCGCGCTCAGCGCTATCCTCCGGTGCGCAGCCATGTACCATGCGGTGCATAGCGGAGACATTGTCTTCGTGGGCTTGGTGCGAACTCATTTTGGAAACGGCCTGTTTGTTGCGTCCTAATAGGTGAGGGGCATTCCACCCCTCGGGAGATCGGCGCCGATCCCTCTGCCGGTCCTTGGCTCCCGGCGGCCTTGTCTGCCTTTTCAAGAGCCGGAGCTCTTGGCCGCAGACGACCCAAATCGACACGTTTGCTGCGTGCCAAAGTTCATCGCGGCGTTCGCGCGATCTGATCTTGAACAGCTTTGTCGAGCCAAAGCTGGAAAGCGATTTCCATTCGCTCGCAATGGCCGCTCTCCTTGCTGAGCCAGCATTGCGGTAGACAATCTTCGTCAGCGCATCCCGGCCATGTTTTGAGAAACGCTTCCGGCAGATCATCGCTCAGATTGCCGGTTCGGATTGTGGCTTGACGACTTGCGCCTCGCAGGCGATCCCAAACCCAACTCAAGATAGCGTCGCTCATTTCAATCCTCGATGTCTCGCTCCAAACGACACGCTTAACGAACGTCTTCTGGCGTAAGCTTCAGCTTGATCATCAGGCGGAGTAATTTCGCAATCGCCTCCGGCACGGGATACTCGCCGAGAGCGTAGCCCTGCGATGTCCTCGGGGAGACGCCGAGAAATTCCCCGGCACGAACTTGGGATAGGCCAAGGGCCTCGATCGCCTTCTTGTATTGGTTCGGGGTCATGTCGCCTGGGGTCCAATCTGCTAAGGCCTCAGCCGCCTCGGCCAAGACATTCGCAGTTGTATACCAGCCCTCTAGCTGCATTTTGTCGGCGTGGACATCGAGGCGTTGGGAAATGGGGTTGGGGATCGACGCCCCCTCAGTTCCATTCGTGGACACGTTTCACGCTCCCTTTCACCTGCTCCAGATTCCCTCGGCTAGCCTCGAGGGCCTTCTTGCAGAACCCGATCCCCTCGAGGTCGCCCTTCCTGGTCTGCTCGGCCAGCGCAACCTCCCAACTCTTTACTGCCTCGAGGGCTTTGCTTACTGCGACTTGGGCGTTGACTCGGTAGGTGGCGTTCATGTCCGTCTCCCCGTGTTGATGGGAGTAGTATACGCAGGTTCTGCGTATACGCAATACATGCGTAGTAACAAAATGTTTCAACTCTTCTTTTCTACAAGATCGCAGATGAGGTCGATGGCAGCGTCAATCCACTTGGCGTCGAGGCGGTCCAAGCTGTGATGGCCGCGCTCCTCTGCGTTGCTTGACATGCGCCGCAGTGCCCGCAAGATTGATGCTATGTCGTGCATCTGCCCCTCCTTTAACGCCCGATTAACGCTTCTTGAGCGCGTCGCCGAGTATTCGGCCAAATTCATCATCGACGTTTCGCACCGACACGTTGTCGTCATCGTCGAAGGGGTCATCATCGTCCCAATCGTCGTCGTAAGCATCAAGCTCGGCGCGACATTCTTCGTCCTCTTTGCGGACGCACGCCCCGCAGACATCGTAAACGCGGCCGGACATCCCTTCCTCGTAGTCCCGCTTGGGGCGTAGGTCGGTCGCCTCTTGTTTGCACCAGTCGCATTTTCCTGTGCGTGCCTCCGGCGAATTGCGCTCGGCCTTGATGGCGTCCGCACATTCCTGGCAGCAATCGTGCATCTCGGAGCCGAAAGAATCCGTCTCGCCTTGGATGCGAACTATGGCCGGTCGGTCTGGGTGTTCATCGCACATGGTTCCGTCCGGCGTGGCGTGCCGGGAATAGGGTAGACTTGAGATTGGCCCAGTTACGTCGCCCATCATCATTCTCCGGTTCGGAAACCACTGATTGGCGTCGGCGCTGTCTTCACCTCGAAACGCGAGATCACATCGCGTACCTTCGGCCATAAGTCCGAGCCGTACGGCATCATGGCCTTGATGGCTTCCCAATCGGCCAGCGGCTCCAAGGCTTCGGCAAATTCGACAAGCACGTCTGCCGAATGGGCGGTCCAGATATGGAGGCCAGTGGGGGCGTGGGTTAGACGCCACGACTTGTCAGTCCGCTCGTGGATCGCGAAGGCGGCACGACGCCAGGCCTCAACAGGAAGTCGTTGATCCGGGAAGTGAAGCTGCAGGGTGACATGCCCGAGTTTCCAGCCATAGGGGGGCGCCCGATGATTGTCTCTTCAAATTCGTCTCGTATCGCCATGGCATTATCCGTTGATTTGCGTCGTTTGGGCTCACCGAACGCCTGCCCTGGCGGCTGAACTGCTCACTCGGTGTGATCTGGGCCACCATTGGCCAAAGCCGTCAGCGGGACGCCTTAAGTTCGGAAAAAATGTCAAAGGCAAGCCGCCGCGCGTGACCGGCGATCACCTTCACATCTCCAACCTTGAGTTCGTGCGCGGGCGCGAATTGCAAGAGAAACTCCAGCATTTGTTTCTCGACCTCTTGGCCCGCCTCTTGTCTTGCATTCAGTGTGTCGGCCATATGCTCGCTCCTGTCTCAAATCACTAATTAATGCTGCTGCAGCGCCTTGAGCATCGCGTCTTTGGTGCAGACGTAACCGTTCTCATCAAGAGAAGGCGCGATCCGAATTGCCTTTTCGGCATGCTCGCGCATGTCACGAACGCCCTTGTTGTATCCGTCTTCCTCGGCGCGGATCAGGGCGCGCCGGTGGTCGGCCTCTAGCGAATATATTGACCGCATCACATCGCTGTCTTCCATGCGGTAGCGCGCGACATCCTCTTCGAGCCGTCGGATATAGACAACAAGATGCTCTTGGTGCCCGGCGAGCTTGCATGCGGCTGTTGCGCCACAATCAGCCCCGAAATGTACAGCTGCCCATTTTGAGCTGGTAAACACTTCGTCACAGTGAAAGCAGCGCCATTGTTTTCGCATTATCTAATCCTTTGCGCTACGCGGCTTGCTGGGATTGAATCTCGGAACGAACTTCCATCCAGAGCTTGCCGAGCATGTTCTGGCCGTCGCGGTTCGGCCCCCATCCCCAATAGTCGTCGCGCCAGCTATTTTCGACTAGCTCACGATTGCCGGTTTCCAGCAGCTTTCTACGAACGTACTCGTGCTGCGATATCTTCGCTCGGAGAATATCTCTCATGATGCCAATCTTTACATCGTCCCAATCGAGACGCTGGAGGTTCTTGTTGTTCTGCGCAAATCGAAACGCTTCGTGTGCTGATCTAGCGAACGCAACCTCGTTCATCAGTGGCTCGCTGTGGCTGAACCTCTCAGCATGGTAAGCTTGCTCGGATGTTTGGAAATCCCAAGCATATGTTCCGACAGTTCGATAAAGACGAAACGCCGAGAAGTTCGACAGGTAGTAGTGATCCTGCTCGTAGAAGAACACCTGCTTGTCGGTATCTAGGGTTAGGCGGTTCATCGTTTCTTCCCTCAAATATCCCAGCAATTCCCGATGGTTGGCTGGCGTTAACAAACTCATTGCGAACCGAGGCGACGGAAAGCGGCGCTGCATTTCTTGCAGGCGTTTCCGAGCGGCATGTTGATGGTCATGCGGTAGCCCTCCGCCGGCTGTCCGCAGATCGGCTTGCTGATCTGCCCGGCGCGGATCACCTCGCCGCGGAATTCCTCGCCGGGCTGCATCGCGAGATGCAATTTCCGGCCGCTTTTGATCTGCGCGTAAATCATCGCCGTTCCTCCACAGCCGCCAAATCCCGCGCCATGTACCGGCGCTCGATGGCCTGATCTTCGGGTGACTTCCGCGGATATTGGGCAGCGGCGACGCGGAGCGTGGAGTGAGACAAGGCGTCTGGATTTTCCAGCAATGCGGCGGATTTTTGTGAGACAGAAACCGGCGCAACATGCTGATCCTGTGCGCTTGTTTCAGCCCCTCCACTCCTGCCAATGGGCATATGATCTTCTTTATTTTCAATCACTTGGGCCTCCTGTGAGACAAGGCAACGGGTCCGGTGAGACCCGAATCGTTCTCGGTTTGCTCGATCTTGCGCATCGCTTCGGCCGCCAACCGCCTTTGGTCCGCGGCGCGGGTGTAGGTGGTCGCCTGGCTCGAGCTGGTCCAGCCGAATAGCGCCATCAGCTCGCGATCGGTCGCGCCGGCCTCCGCCGCTCGAGCCGCTCCGGCCTTCCGGAGCCCGTGCGCGGTGCATTGCTCGAGCCCAGCCTCATCGCAGCGCTTCCGGAACCAGGCGCCGAATCCGGCTTCGGTGAAGGGCTTCCCGTATTCCGTCACGAGGAAGGTCAGGTCGCCGGTCGGGGACGCTTTGATGATCTGGTCCAGCGCGGCAAGGATCGGCCTTTCCACGGCCGTCGCCCGGAGGTGCCGGGTTTTCTTCGGGATCATTCGGAGCCAGCCGGCTTTGATATGCTGGCGGCCGAACGTCACCACGTCCTGCCGGCGGGCGCCCGTGTAGAGCAGGAGCGCTAGCGCCAGCCGCGCCTTGCTCCCGATTTCGTGGCGCTCCTCGAATTTCCGCACGTCCTCGAGCGTCCAAGTGTAGAAGCCTTCGGACGCGTATCGGATCGGCTTGATGTCTCGAGCCGGGTTCGCCTTCAGGTGCTTCGGAATCGCCCAAGCGAACATGGCGGATAGGTATTTCAGGCGGTTGTTCTGCGCGCCTGGGAAGCCGGTGCGGCGGTCCATCAGCATCTGGATATGATCGGGGCCTATCAGGCGCATCGGGCAGTCCCGTAGTCGGTCGATCGAGCCCGGTACTCTCGGCTCCTCCAAGCACTCTTCGATGATGCCGCGGCGGGTCCGCTGGGATCTGGCGTTCAGCCCGGTGAAGGCGCGGTGCGCGAAATACTGCGCAGCCAGCCATCCGAACGTGTCCGGTGCCGCGGCGCGCCGTCGCGCATCCTGCCGCGCCCCGACCGCCTCGAGCGCGGCCGCATAGGCAGCCAGAAATTCGGGGGTGCCAGGGCGCTCCTTGAGCCGGATGCGCCGGCCGGCCTTGCGGACGTAAAGGCGCGGGTTGCCGCGGTGATCCGGCTCCCGGTACAGATAGGGAAGGTCGACATCCATGCGATTCATGCCTTGACCTCCAGCCATTTGGAGGCGTCAGGCGCCAAGGATACATCACTCGCGACCGCTTCGCTCGGCTCATCCACAAGCACGGTGCCGTCCGGCTGGATGCCGCGCACGCGCAAGCCTTCAGCCTTCGCCGCGCGAATGCGGCGCTGAATTTCGGCTTGGGTGCAATGGGCTCGAGCGGTCATGGCGCTTTGTTGATGACGGGTTAACAGCGAAAAATCACGTCGCCCGGTTTTGGGGGGTTGTGAATGCTGTTTAGTTCGGCTTGTTGTTTCGGGCCGCCCATCGAAGGGTCGATCTCGTGCTTGAACACCAACGCCAAGTGCCGCTTAATTAGATCGGCTTGGTTTTGCGTCAGACCTTCGGATGGTCGGTTTGAACTGGCCTCGGTAATCTCGAAAAAACCTTGCAGCCAGTAAACGAAATCTCGGCTTTGCATCTTCCTCTCCACTTCTGAAACGGCGGTTAAAGCTGCCCCGTGCCGGTCACGCGGCGGCGTTCGCATTGGAAGTTGTCCTTGTATTCCCACGGCGTCGCGATCGCCTTGCCTTCGGCGATCAATGCATCAACCCACTCGATTTCCTTCGGATGCGCCCATTCCTCTTGGATGAGCGTCCGACCCTGAGCGAAGCCTTCGGCTATCTGCTCCTGCGTCATTTTCAATTCGCCTGGCACCTATCTCTCCACTTCTGAAATCAGTCGTTATCGCGTTTCCGTCGGCAAGAAACGTTCCATCAAATGAAAAATACTGAGTGACCCCACGCAGCATAGTATCCACTCCGTTGCCGCGAGTAGTTTGAACTTCAATCACCTGGATCACCTTTGCGGGCATCGTTGTATCCCCATTAGCTAAGTGATGCGGACCTATTCGAACCACAGAGCTTCGATTTCTGTGGTCGGGAACAGAAATCTCCCAACTCTTAGGGTAGAGAGATTGTAGATCTTCATTTCTTCGAAAAAAGCGTCCATTAGGTCCTCTGGAGACCTTCCTTCAAGGCCAGCATCTTCAGAGGTCAGAAACTCTCGTCCGCTCTTGGTCCGAACAAACATTTTCACTGGCATGGCGTTGTTTCTCCTTTAACGAACCTAAGCCGCCATTTCGCGACTGATAGTCATGCCGGTAAGTTCATCAATTCTGCGAAGGCGATCCATCAACGCGCCTTCGGTCCATCGTTCGTACAAGCCATCGAGCGCGGGAGGTTCTTTATTGAGAGTGAACGTTGCGGTTGGCTGATCAACCGGGATAACGTCCTCGAATTGCAGGAGGCGAAGAATTGTTTCGTTTTCGGTGATCCGGATTGTGTGGATACCGTCTGCACGCATTCGGTACGAACCGCGCTCGCCAAGCGTTAACCGGCCTGTCTCTGCAAGCATGGATTCTCGCGACCAAGTGAAGCCGTTGCCGCCGTTGAGCGGCGTTTGCCATTGAAATTCCTGGTACAGCTTTCCGGTATCGGAGCGCGTGTAGGTGATGTTCTGCATAGCGCCGTGCAAAACTGTCGTGTCGAAATCATAGCGATGATCGTGTGGGTTTACGACCTCCGGGATTTTCGACACGTCGCCGTCGAAAACGTATAGCTTGATCGTCAGGTCTGGCGACCGCTGCAAGCAAATATAGTCCATGCCCTTCGCATGGAAGTTCCGAAAAGAGTTCGCCAGAGCGTGTGCAATGTTCATAGGAATGCCTCACCGTTCCCGATCTGCATAGACCGGCGCGCCGTCGAACTTGCGCCAGGATCGGATGGACCTTGGTTTCTTGATCCCGGCGTGTTTTCGTTCCCGACGTTTCGCTCGTGCGATGTCCGCTACATCGGACCGCGTCTTGACCGAATGACATGCAAGACAAAGAACGCGGCAATTATCAAGAATGGCATCGCCAGTAAGGCCGTCGGGTATGACGTGGTCATAGTGATAGTCTCCGGGGAACAGTTTCTTCGTGCATTGTTCGCAAAAGCCTTTGCAGCGCTTGAAAGCAGCCGTCTTGACCTTGGCGGAAAATTCCTTTCTCACAGCCTGGCCTCCGTCCGCTTCGTGGCTTCATGGCTCTGCCATTCGTTGAATTTCATCCGGAGATATTCGAGCTGCACCTTGAGCAGATTCGCTTTCTTCCTCGCCTCGACCATTCCAGCAACCCAATCCCGCCACTCCTCCGAAGCCTTCACGCTGGCCTCCGCTCGATTGAGCGCAAGGCCTGGTTCGCTCCGGATCAATGCCTGCATACGTTCTGACAGGATCGCTGATTTCGTATACTCCAGAAGAGTAGCGGCAGCATCCGCATCAACCCATTGCTTCGCGACAACGCGAAACTGTTCGGAGTAGGGAAGGTTGAGGGATGGTGCGTTCATGGGTCACTCGGATGTGACGGGTTTTAGTTCTTCGAGGGCGAAATCGGGCGGAAACAAAGGCTCCCATCGCTTAACGTAACAAGCGCCAGAAGTTGCTCCGTTCGGCAGAAGACGAATGTTCTCGATGTTGCCGCCGTACCGCTTCGCTACCAACCAGCGCCTATAGCCATGCACCAGTCGCGAGTTGGCTTCGCCGTCGTAATCAATGAGCACGACAGATCGCCTGCCGAATAGCTTCCACTGAAGCCAGAGGATGAATATGCGGATCGGGTGCATCGCTGGTTTCCTAGCGGCGGATAATGCTATTTGGCCGGCGAGACGGTGGCGGTGACTTTGGTTTTCATGAACCCGCCGATGAACCCCATGAAGGCTCCGAACTGCCACATCGAGATATTGCGAATGCCGATCTGGCCAAGGATGCCCAGGATCGTGTCACCGAATACGAGCCCGACAGTCCAGCCAGCCAGAGCACCGAACAGCGTTCCGAGGATCACGAAGAAGAATATCCCGCCGATCCCAATCGCTACCCCACCCATCACCTTTGCAAAGGTTTCCATCTTCCTCTCCTAAAAAGGAATCGTTTCGTCGTGGAACGTATTCACATCCGCGTCCGCAATCGGAGGCGATACGTCGTCATGGCATCCTTCTGCGCTCGCGCTACGCGGAAAATCCGCCATGTGTTCGCGTATATGATAGGCTCAGGCATGCGCAGCCATTCCGAGATCACTTTCGTATCGTATCCCTTGCGCCAAAGGACGGCCGCAGAGTCGATTTCGTCGATGGTCATGCTGCCCGGACCTGCTTATGGCGGAGGTCGTCCAAGTGCTCTTGATAGCGACCTTGCAAGATCTCTTCCCAATCGAGCGGGAGGCCCGCGACAAGCTCGGCGTGCGTCTCAGCCCATTCGACCAATTCGTCCGGCGTCTTGCATTCGGCCATCGTGCTTTGCAGCAATTGCGCATGCGGTCGAGCCTTCGCCTTCGGCATGCGCTCGGCGCGATGGACAGACGTATCAATCCAATCGATGCGATTCCCGCTTTCGTCAAAGCGGGGCCTGGCATCCGTCACGTCTTCCGGCCGCGTAACGTGCGGGTTTTCGCGCTTGGCTTCGACCGGTTCGGAAGCCTGCGCCATTTCATCGGCCGTATAGAGGCCCGAAAGCTCCTGTGGGAACGCGCGCCGCAGAGCCAAGGCTTCGGCGCATTTGGCGATCATCACATCGCCCATCTGCAGCCACATGCGGGTCAGAGCGCCGTCCTTGGTCTTCTGTGCGTAGGACTGGAACCGAGCGACACCGTAAAGCGGCTCCTTGAAATCCGATCGCATGACGCCGACCTTGGCCGCGGCCGGCGGTTCACCGGAGACCCATGCATCCGTCCACTGGCCGTCAGAGCCGCACCAGAAGGGGCCGACCTGGCCGGCATATTTCCCAGACCGCTCGGCGATGAGACGAAACCCGTCAATAGAAACCTGCGTGGACATGACCTCGCGCCGTTGCTGGCTATCCCAGCGCTTCACCGCGTAAATCTGGCGCGCAAACGGGTCGAGCCCGGTTCGCTGGCATTGATGCAGGAACATCTTCAGTTCGTCGTCCGTAGCGCCCTTCGCGATAGACGACTTGATGAGGTCAATCTGATCCCGGCTGAAAGAGACGGCGGTTTGCTCAATGCGCGCGATCTGATTCATTTCAGTCTCCGTAAACTTGGGTACAATCGTCAATGTCAATTTCGGCCCGGCATTCCCGCTTGATGCGCTTGGCCATTCTCATCTGCTCTGCGCGTAATAGTTCAGCTCGCGCTCGCTTGGCTTTACCGACCAAGGCATAAGCCGCTGCCTGTTCTTCGTGACGCTTCGCTGCCTTGGTGAAGTTCATGGCGTCACCAATTGAGGCGATATGTATTCCTCGTTTCTAGTGTTTCCGAATGCCCACGAGCAAGGGCGCGTGCCATGCTTTTCAAACCATGCCGTGAGCGCCTCTGACAGCATGCGCTCTAAGTCGGCTCTCTGCGGCGCAGTGGCTTCGATATCTGCGCCATCTTCGCCCCAGCATTCCTCGTTGTATTCTTCGAAGCGCTCAAAAACGTGGTCTGCATCGAAGATGTCGTCGCTAGATTTTACTTGGTCGGCTTCAATTATGGTGAAGCCATATTCCTTGCCATCCTCGGACAAGGCTTGCATGACAGCCTGCTCTCGGCTGGCATAAGGGCCTGTATAGCTTTCAGGATTTTTCCCAATCGCCATGTACCAAGCGAATTTTCCGTCGCCCATGTTTCTCACCCGAATATCGCCAGAGCGACCATCACAATGACAATCGCTGCTATCATGGAAGAGCAGGAGGCTATGGTGAAGGAGGGGGAGTGGGCGGTCATCATCGCACCTCACTGTTTTGTTTTGCTTCTGCGAGACGACGTTCGTATTCGGCGATGGCGGCGTTTATTTCCTGCAGCGGCTCGTCAGGAGATGGAGACCACGTTGCTATTGCAACGCGAGCTTTTTTCAGCGCCTCGTACAGAATCCGTTCAATGGGCTCGGCACTCATTCCGCAGCCTCCGCATATTGATTGGATGGAAACAGCGCATCGCGCATTTCTTGCGCACTGATCGGGCTCGCATCCCATGATACAAATGCGACAGGTGAACCGTTGACCGTGATGTATTCGGCGTTTTCGAGCGGGTGGCCTTCGGTTGCGATCTGCGGGCAATAAACGCCATCGTACCAATTCGCGAGGCCGTCGAGTTCAAGAGCGGCGACGATTGATCCCCACGACGGAATCTCTCCCCACATCGCAATCGTCTCGCCAGAGTGGAGATTGATCAGCCTCCATGTGCGAAGCTTCCGGTCATCCCGGGGAGAGGTCTTGCCAAGGGCGGTCATTGCTTGCCCTCGGCTTTGGCGAGAGCGGCGCGGACTCTCGTCCTTTCATGAAGAAAGCGGCCAATAGCATTGGCGCGAAACATTTCGTTTATGGCAAGGACGCTATCGTTCAGATCAAGAAGAAGATCGGCTATTGCCTTCTCTTGTGCCTTCAGCGCTTCGTACATATCCGGAGCGGCGGCGATCAGGCGGGCGTTGGCTTCGGCAATCGGTTCCGCGATTTCTTGCGGCAACAGCTCGCCATTGATGTAAATGAATTTTGAAGCGCACGCGTCGCCCACCTGACCATGGGATGGGGTTTGGATTTCCCAATATTGGCCGTTATCTACCGGCGTCCAAGGCCCCGGAGAAAACGCGGTCGCAGGCTTCTGATCACCAGTGGTGAGATCGCCACTTGCGGGGGCGACTAGCGGAGCGGGTTGTCCAGAACTCTCTCCGGCGGCTTTGATCTGAGGGCGGGTCAT